GTTACGTCCTCATTATCAGCAAACCCGTCAATAAACGTGGGGCGCACAAACAACTCGCCCACCGTATCACTCTTCGTAACGACGATGGCAACAGTAATAATGTTGTTCGGAGCGTCAGGCTTCGTAGCGGTAAGACCACCAGCAACACTTGGATCAGCAAACAGGATGTCGCCTTCCTCAAAGTCCGTGGTGTCAATCTTACGCAGTTTACCAAAGTGTACAACAAAGCCCGTAGCGCCATTGGCAATAGCCTCCGCCGTTACGCCCATGAAGTACTTACTGCTAACCGTACCGTCAGCAGTAAAAGGCGCAATAGTAATCTTTCCGCTGTTGCCTACCGTACCCGTAGCGTAGACACCCGTGCCCTTGGGAATGTCGCTGCCCGTCTGGTTGATAACATGATAGAAGGAGTCCTGACCAATGTGCATATGGATCTGATCATCCAATGCAAGCATCACCGTCTCAGCATCAGCGTCCCAAGACATCTCACCAGCAGCATCAGACTCAATAGCCGCTGTAATGTCAAATATCTGCTGCCCTACCGTCAGCGCAGCAAATGTCGGGGAGGATGTTGTCAGCAGGTTCTGGTTTATTCCTGCAACGTACTCGTTCGCCAGAGGCGTGGCAAGGGCAAGGCTGCTAAATGATGCAGCGGCAGCCTGTGCATCGGTAGACCCGAGGATGACCGATAGAGTTGCCCTTCCCTCGGTAGTGCCATCGGTCCAGTAAGCGTAATAGCCGCCCGAAAGGTCGGCGAGAGCGTTCTTGTTAGGAAGTGTAGCCATCGATTCGGGGTCTTGTGTCGTGCGGTATCAAACCGTTTTCGCGGGTCGTTGTTGCGTGCAGCGGTTACAGTATTCGCCTTGCTATTAACTTGACATCCTCGTCGCTAAAGGTGTTGCTGTAAGTGTTTGTCTGTTTTGCATATTGCAGATCAACTTGACCGCCTCCGCTTTCCCCTGTTATTACAAGGTGTATTCTGTTTTCAGTTATCTCAGGCGAACTTGCAGAACTCCTTGCCTGAAAAACCTGTGACGTAGTTGTATCAATAAAATCCGCTGTCATTATATCTGACGAGGGATAGGATGCAAAGTGTATCCCCGTTGCACGAACCCCGGTTGGCACGGTAATCTTAAAATCAAGATAGTCTCCGGGGCTTGTTGCTGTGCCATCCTCAACTGAAATACTTATCTCGACGAGAAAAACCTGCCCCTCATCAATGTTGCAATGCGTCAGGTTTCGAAACGTTGTGTTTGTAGTAGAAACAGCACCAACATGAGTGTATTGCAGCCTGTCGGTGTCGATTGCGCCAATAGCATTTACAGAGACTATGACAGAAGGGTCGCCCCTGTCGGCTGCATTTTTTAATGCAGAAAACAAGGCAACCGTTGCTGTCTGATCGGTTACAGGAAAAACTGTTGTAGCCATCAGCCCAGTATCCTCCGAGCGACCATAATGCTATCTTGTTTTAGCGTAGTCGTGCCGCTCGCCGTGTTTTGCGCCCATCGCAGAGTGATTGCAGAAGCGCTTGACGTATATATGTAAGCCTTTAGATAACCTACATAGGTGCCGCTGTTAGCATCCCATGACACGGTACCGCTCACGTTTGAGTCGCTGGATAACCCAGTTGCCCCTTTTTGCCCCTGAAAAAAAATTGGACCAGTACCCGTCAGATCCATTTTCATGTCACCGGTAGAATTAGAAAATGTAACCGACATGAATATATCTACCTCCCAGTTTGCTCCTGCTGGACTGTCGAAGGTAAAGTCATCATCATCCTGCAAGGTTGTTGACCCGGAAACAGCCTCATCAGCAGACTTTCGTATATACACATACTGGCTGTTCTTGATATTGTAATCGTGGCTGACGCTTGTAACGCCAGACCCATCGGTTACTGCGGTACCAAGAAGCAACTCGTTACCGGGATTCGTACCCGTTGTGTTTGCTGAAAGCGTACCATCCTCGTTTAGCCAGATGTAATTCGTCTGCGATGCCGTTACAGACACCGCCTGCGTTGCGTCGCTGTTGATGTAATACCCGTTGACCATACAAGTGCCTGCCGTCACGTCTGCGTTAAGACCTGTTCCTGCCGACAGAGTGTAGCCGTTTAGTCTATAACGCTCGGCAACGGTCATTGCCTCGTTGAGAGCAGTCCAAGAAGTCTCGGTAATCTGATCGCCGCTTTCTGGAAATACAGTTGTAGCCATTATGCGTCCGCTAAGGTTATGGTCCAAGTAATAGACAGGGAGACCGTTGCAACTTTGGCAATCGTCGATGACAGCACCGAGCGGCAAAACATATTTCCCGACGAGGCTGCATCAAACAAACCCACCTCGGCGATCGTGTTACCGTTAGCCTCTGCCTTGCTGAAAAACGCCTTGTAGGTTATCACGCCTGTTGCCGCCGAATCAGATATAAGCGCATTACGGTCGACCTCCGTGACCAGCGCCGTGTCCGTCACCGCCGCCGCCGTGGTCCCGGTGCCGATGGCGATGTGCGACGGAAACGCAGATATATCCTGCGCCAGCAGGCTGGCAAACTTGTTACGCCCGACGTTCGTCACGACGTTCGACTGCGCTACGGTCTCCGTGCTGCCATCGTCATGCACAACGTCAACCGTCACGTATCCTTTAACCAACATGGAATCCGTTGATGTAGGTATCTGCGCCATTGACTGTATACGCTCCTGAATATAGGTTGTGTGTTGGCTCGGAATCCGAAAGCGTCATGTCCTCGGATTCCCGCAGCAGGTTATTCAATACCTCGTTCTCTCTAACGACGAACTTCCTGTCTTGTCTCGTCTTTTGCTTCCAATACGACCACCCGGCAACAGTCTGGGTAGCGGCACCCTCGACGCTGTACCGCAGCGTACCGTCGTCAAGCATCGACGCAGACACCTTCTCAAGCAAGAACACGGCATTGATGCCATGCTCCGTGAGGTTAATCCTTTGCGCCTGTCCCGCCTCCAAGCCGCTCGTATCGGTTGTGTACGAACAGGTAAGCCGCGCCCTCGAATACTGCTGCAATACCGCCTGCGCTCGCAACTGCGCCTCCTCCTGCGTCTCTACGTCAAGAGCGTCGATGACCTTCTGGTACACGCCCAGATTCCCCTCGGCTGCGTTGCGCTCGACAACGGACTCGTCCTGCGTGGCTGATACGATGAGCGGATAACGCCCCTTGTAGGTGATCTTGATTTTGTCGGTTGCTGACAGCGGCGTTTCGTCCGGGTCTTGCGTGATAACAGGCGTACCCGTCACGTAGTAAAACTCGCTGTCCGTGCCGATCCCGTTCACGCCAACGGTCTTGGTCGAGTATCCCGATCCTGTATCCACCTCTACCGTCGGCACATCCCCGATCGGAGCGCCAACAAGAAACGCCCTCTTTTCGCCATCGCCCTTCTGCACCTCTACCGTGCTGTCCTCATCCACCCGCGTCCCGGCGCGAACAAACACCTGATTGACGAACTGCCCACGCGATTCCTGAAAACGGATCTGGCGGTATGGTCTGCTCGAATCGGTAATAGAAAAGGCAGCGGCTACACCGTCGATGGGCTGGAAGTTTAGTTGCTTGTCCTTGTCCACGTTCCAGTAAAACCCTGACAACTCGGCGAGTTCGTCGAGGACAATCTCCAGCGGCAGGTAGTTGAACGTGATCGCTTCGATGTTGGCACCGTCGTCGATCGTCCCTGCTGTGATGCCGAAGTTAGCGGGATACAATGCGCTCGCCAGCGATGTCACGATGGCTCCTGCCGTGGTGTCTGTATACGATTCGGCAAGCAGGCTGCGCGACATAAACTGCGAAAAGTCTACGCAGCGAAACGTCCAGCGCAGCGTCGTAAGGTCGCCGACCGTTATGTCAGTTTCGACATACGATTCGACCGTGCCGCCCCAAATCTTCGTTGCCCCGTCGTATACGTATATCTCCTGTCCCCAGTCTATCGGCTTTGTGGGTCCAATGTGATCGAACGACATCAGACCGCGCTGGTTGACCGCATCCTGCAACTGGAAGGATGTGCGGACATAATCAATGTCCACGTTCGAGGCGTCTTTGATCGTTATCGCCATTAGTAGTTGGTCCCGAATACTTCGAGTTCGTTTGCCATGTACGGCACCGTTGCCGTGGCGATGGTCTGACCATCGAGGTTGACGTTGATCGTCTGCCCCATGCTGCCGCTCGATCCAGATCCAAACAAGCCTCCCATGCCACCAATAAAGCCAGACGTGTTTGCTGCGCCGCTTGAGCCCATGTAGCCTTGTAGACCAGAAAGCCAAGACGGTGTGCCACCGCTGCCCATCGAGCCAAGTCCTTGCAGGAGACCGCCAAGAGAGACTGCTGTGCCAACCTGCGCCTCAGACAAACCTTGCTCAAGAAGGCTCTGCATGGAATCAGTTAGCATCTGTGTTAATCCATATCCAAATATGCCGATTGTTGCGCCAACAGTTGCGCCGCCAAGAAGTCCCGCAAGACCACCGCCACCTCCCGCGGATGTTGTGCTCGTACCGGGGACAGTTACCGGCGGTACGCCAGTACCCGGACCGCCAATAGTTATACCACCGCCGCCACCGCCAAAGCCAACCTGCGCTGCAATCCATTCGCCTATCTTAAGTACAATGTCAATGAGGAAACCAAGTATCTTTCCAAGTTCACCACCCAAGTCTTTTAATACGCCAAATGCATTTGTCCATGTTGAGGGCGTTAATAATTGGACCATTGCCTCTAATCCCTGAACTATCAATCCGGCATCAGTAGCATATCTGCTCAAATCCTTCATCCACTTGGGTGAATCGGTCCCAAACAGCGCTCGCCAAGATTCCTCTATATCACCGAGATACCCCGACATGGTAAAAGAAAAATGGGAGGCATCTCGCAAATCTTCTTTAAGGTCATCCATGCCGATGACAAACTTGCCCCATCGGTGACTTTCGTCCTTATCAGGTACGACGCTCTTAATTACATCCTCGTACCCATCAGGCATTTCCAAGGTTGTAGGAATAGCGCTGAAAATGCCTTTGACTGATTCGGCTGCGGCATCGGCTGCTGCCTTTACGCTCCCCTTCTCGGCACCCATCGCTTTCTCCATTAAGGAAAAGTCTGGGTCTACCTTTTCGAGTTTTATAACCTCATCGCTTATTCCCTTGACTCCTGTAACAACATTACCAGTGGACACAACAAGCGATTCAAGTTCTTTGCTTGCTTCACCAGCACTCGAAGTAACGGAATCCGTATTACCCGATAGGCTTTTTGTAGCCTGACTACCAATCTGTGATAGTCCACCTGTAACACCGCTTACAAAGTCGGAGGAAAACAGGTCAGAGATATTTAAAGGATCAAACATCAGCGCAGCAGCAGCAGGCGCAACTGCCGCCCCCACATCTGTTGCAAAGGTGTTTACCTCGCTGACAACATTGGACGCCCCTGTGGATACTGTGCTTTTAAGGGTTTCAAAGGCACCCGAAAAATCCCCCGTCACCGCTTGTGCGGCTGCCTTAAATATGCCCTGAAAGACAGTAAGAAATTGGCTTTTGAGGTTGTCAAGCAAGACAGATATTGCATCCCACGTACCGACAAACGCTGCCTTAACAGCGTCCCAGTTCCTATATACGGCAACACCGATGGCAGCAACCGCAGCGAACGCAAGAACAACAGGATTTGCTAATGCTGTCAGCATTGTCATAGCGCTCAAGATCGCGGACAATCCAGATGCCATGCCGCCGAGTATAAACAATGCCGGACCAATCGCAGCGGCAAATCCAGCAATGGCAAGCGCTGTCTTTTTGGTTTCTGGCGATAGTCCCTGAAAATACTCAACCACACCAGACAAGACGTCTACAACATCATTTAGGTACGGTATCAGCAATTCACCCACCTGCTCAAGCAGGTCGCCGAGTGCATTTTGAAACTGTTTCAAGCCACCAAGACCTGCCTGCGCCGCCGCCTCCGCAGCACCTCCGAATTGCGTCTCCAATTCGTCGAGGATAATGCGCTGCGCCTCTGCCTGCTTCCCGCCTTCAACGAGCGATTTTATTACCTCCTTTTGCTCCTTCGTGAACTGGATACCTGCACGACCAAGAGCGCCAAGATTTGCTACCGGGTCGTTAAGCGCCTTGCCGAGTTGCAGCGTTGCACTCGTTAGATCCGTCCCCATCCTTGTCGCAAGGTCGAGAACCAGCCCCTGCGTCTTTACAAACTCGTCGCCCGTAATGCGGGTAAACGTCAGCAGGTTCGCCGTGACCTCCTTTAAAATCTGCTCGTCGCCGAAGATCGTATTACGCTGAAGAGATGCCGCCTGCGCCTCCAATTCCTTTACGGCAAATCCAGCAGCCCCAGCGGTAGATTTGACAGCCGCCTCCACCTGCGCAAGCGCCTGCTGCTGCTGGTTAAACGCCTGAAGGGACTTCGCGCCAAGCGCAACAATAGGGGCGGTAAGAGAAAGAGAGAAGGTCTTGCCGAGTCTACGTGCCTGCGCTCCCGCCTGCTGCAATCCTGCTTGCAGGCTACCCATTCCCTTGTTAAACGCCTTTAGATCAGCGCCAATCTTAACGTCAAGTTGTGCGACGGTAGCCATCTTCCAGTATTGCTTTTGCCCGTTGCCGCAACTGCTGATATTCAGCCATGCGCATCGCAGGCGTTTCCTTTTTCTTCAACTGGCGGTACATATAATCCAGCGGACGTTGCCGCTTACCCGCCCTGAACAGCATCAGGTTCTCAAGTTGCTGCACCACCACAAGGGTGCGCTGCCACTCCTGATCCTGCTCCTGCGCCAGCCGCTCTCGAACACCTGCAAGCATGACGTTGATGTCCCTGAACGAGCATTCGTCTATTTGCAACGGTGTCATCCCGAGATACGCAGCGCACATCTTGTCGATGGCTACTAAATCAGGAAAGGGAGCCGAGGGTTTGTTGCCCCCGGCTACCCCTTTCCCTCATCAGTATCGGCAATGTTAGACAGACCGTCCGTCATGCGTCGCAGCGCCTTCCCAACCGCTGCGAGGACTGCGCCCTCGTCCGAGTTTGCCATAGCGATCAAGAACTTGTCCTCTTTCAGGTTCGGACTATCGACCAGACATCCGACGTATGCGATCCGCGCAAGGTCAGCGAGCGACGGATTCGACATCTGTTCGAATGTAAAGACGATGTTGTGCTTGATCTCGGCAATCCTGAAGGCAGCGGGTCCGAGTTTCAGGGTGTACTCTTTCTCGCCGACTTCGATGACTACGGCTTCAGGATGGTTGTCTTTCATTGCTTTTCAGGTTAACTGGTCGTTCCGGTTGCCTCCGTCAACGTGCCAGATACCTGAACGGTCGTTGAAAACGTTGACGGGCTTTCATCGCTAAAGGTAAGCGAAAGGTCCGTAATCACGCCACTACCGTACCACTCCGTGTCACCAGCGTTGGTGGACGTGAGCAGGAAGTAGACCGTGCCGTTGGCAGCCTCGTAAGCGTCAGACAGTTTAGTATAGCCTGCGTCCTCGGTGTGGTCGAAGATGCCGGACATAGAGACCGTCTGGTTGCGTCGTCCTGCGATGAAGGCAGAGTCGTCGCCGTTGTCTTTTGTGGATACGTCAATCGCGCCGCGTGAGCGTGACAGAGAGTGCTCCGTTGCCAGACCTACGAGCGAGTAAGCGGCATCGTTGGCTTCATCTGCTGCCGACGGTGCGGAGGTCGCAACGTAGAGCCAGTAATCCCGTGCGGATTTATTCTTAGCCATTATCCTATATGTTTAAGTTTCTCCCGTAGGTCGGGAAACGTGCTGTCAAAATCGGACAGGCTCACAGGGTGAACCCGTTCCGTTGCGGCTGCCAGTTGCTCAAGGCTCCACATATTAGTGTCAGTCTTGATGTCCACCAAGTCGGCGGCTTGCTCGCGGCAGTTTTTCAGATACTTGAACTTGCAAGGGTATGCCTTTGTTTGCATACGATTAGTAAACGATCTGTCGAGGTATCTGTTCAGACCAGAATCCCACGGCTTCCATCCTACGCGATCGAGCGCCGAAGCCGCTACCGTCATGCCTGCACCGGGATTATGACGTTCACCGTAATACGCCTTTCCGTCTTGCGTATCGTAGTAGTACAAGTCCTTCAGCCCCACGGCATCGCAGCCATCTTCGACACAGCGTGTCAGCATCCCAATGGCTCGCTCGGTTACGATGTCATCCGAGCCGACAATCATCACGGCATCAACACGCCCCTTGAGCGCCTCCATGCCTGCATTCCATTTATCAGACAGCGGGTGGTTTGGATGCTCCATGTATTCCCAGCCAAAGCCCTCGGCAAGCGCACGGCTTTCGTTGCCTTCGCTACCTACCGCCAAGCGGACAGAAAACAGGTCCAAGTGGGCATAGTGATGCAAGACAATTCGTGCAAGTGCGTGTCGTCGCCATAGCGTTGTGAGTACCCCGATTCTCATATTTGCGTAAGGATGAACCGAACACGGTAAGGAACGCCCCAGTAGATCTCGTTGGGTCGAAGGTCGTCCTTAATGATTGGACCGCCAAAGTCCGGATACACGTCTGACACCTCGTAGCCAGTCACGGTATATGTAACATCTCGGTCTGTCAGCGCCGCAAGACCGGTTGAGGCGTTTGCCTGTGCAATATCTGGGTTGGCTGCCCAAGAAATACACGAGTGCGTCACCTCGGCTCCCTCAGTGGATTTCGTTGTCAGCGGTCCCGGAATAAACGTAGCGTCACCAAATACCGTGTACGGCAGGCTGTCGGAATCGTCTGGATCAACAAGCGCCGTGATACCAGCCGCATTCAGCAGGCGGTACACCTCGTCTTGTACTGCGTTGCGTGGGTCTTTCATTTTTTCTTCAGGGCTTTAGCAATGCGCTGTGCGTGACCTCGGCGGTTAGCCTCAGCAGCAGGAAACATGAACGGACGCGGTCGCTGCGGACGACCAATGCGAAACTCGCCGCTTAGTTCGTCAAAGTATACCCATCGCCTTTTGGTGGTGTGACCGCCTTTAGGGTTCTGCCCCAAATTTCCTGTGCCGTATTCGATGAACTCAGAATAATTTGCCTGACTGACCACCGCCGTTTCGTAGTCACGGACAGGATCGGCAACGATAAATCGACGCAACTGCCCTTGATCTACTGGAGCATATTTGATAGCGTCGTTGCGGACCAGTTGCGCCGTGGTCCTTATTTCTTGTTCTACGCGCTCGCCTACACCTTTTGCGTATTTATTGAGATCGGCTACCGCCTTGTCCATGCCTTTGACATTGACCTTTATCATAACCGCATCTCCGTTGTAAGATCGTACCATTTATTCCGAAAGTCTCTATTTAGCACCTGTCGGATTTCATGGTTAAAACCGTCAATCACCAATTCGTGCTCTGGCAGCAGTTCGGTATTGGCATCGCCAAGATCAGAGCGATAGCGCATGACCACTTTGTGTGATGCGATCAGTCCGTTCTGCTCGGCGATCCGACGCTCGTACCCGCTCATTGGCTCCACAGACCCGTATACCGTTTCTATGGTTTGCCATCCATTGTCGGTCTTTACGCCATTTACTCTGGTGATAGAGCGACCCCTGATGGCTATGCGCTTGTCCATTTTGCCGATCATGTGACGACTTCCTCAACGCGCACAACGGTGAACTCATCGTGTGGGTATAGTTGCTGCACGTCCCTTATGTCAAAAATCTTACTGCCAAACTTCAAGCGGTAGCGACCGAGTATGTCGGAGGCGGCATCAACAAACTCGAAATTGTCACCTGTCAAAAATTGGAATACTGCACCATCTAAAAACTCGAACACGTCACCGACATTTGGTCGATAACGCATTGTGATCCTGTGCTGGTTTACGGCTTCCTTTTGTGAGGCAGAGATTCTTTCTGACCCACGCAGCGGCTCAATCCTTGCATAGATGGTTTCAAGAGTTCGCCAATCATCGGACTTGACACCTTGAACGCGAGCAGGATAGTTTTTCTGGACCTGTATCCTATGCCGAAGCGATCCAATCATTAGTAGCCGATTGTTCTATGGTGTCCGATCTCGTTTAGGATTCTAAACTCACGTTCTTCAACGTTGTCACGCTGCTCGTCGCCTCTGCGCTCGTACCAAAGAGCAAGCAGTTTGAGGACGGCAATTAGAATGTCAGCAGGAATATCGGTAGATGCGTTGCCATATCCGGCAACGTATACCAGCGTACCTGCGCGGTCCATGCGGTTAACTTCCCAGCCATCGTTTCGGTGCTTAAGGTAGGACTCTTCTATGAGTTGCCAGTTTTCAGCCGCTTCTGTGTAGGACGTTTCTACGCCTGCGCTCGTTTCGTCGTAGATCGTGAGCGACGTGACTGACTGCACCGGAGGGCGTGGAATCTCGATCCTGTCCCGCATATCGTCGCCGTTCATCTCCCACGAATACGTTCGGGTAATCAGCGAGCGCCGCAAGTATTCCTCAACGCGGACACGAGCCGCCTTGATAAGAATTGTCAGGATAGCGTCTTGGCTGTCATCGGTAGAGTCGATGCGCAACCATTCCTTTGCTTCTGCTGTGCTTACTGGCTCAACAGAGGGTGCAGATGTAACGGTAAGCGACATGGCAGATGGTTGTTAGAATGTAGAAGCCGGGGCGGGAATCGAACCCGCTCCACCCCAGAGAGAGAAAAGGTGTGCGCCTTTACACCACCCGGCTTGCCCACCTATTAGGTGTTAGATACGCGACCGTATACGATAGCCTCGCTCTGGAGGATCTCGTAGTCTACGCGGTAGGAGTAGAACAGGTTGACTTGTCCGGTGGCAGCGTCGCCGTAGGGATCACGCAGCACCTTCATGGAAGGAGCCATGTAGTAGCCCATCTGCGACCAGTCACCGAAGAAGATCGGCTTGTTGTCGCCTGTACCGTCAGCGTCGACCTTAGCCGAGAACATGACGGGGAATCCGAGCAGGCTCGGACGGTTGGCGTACTGACCGAAGGTCGAACGGATGCCCTGCTCTGCGTACAGACGCTCGTTGCCTGTGATGGCAGCGATGTCGCCGTAGGTAGAACCACGGGTCAGCCATGCAACGTTCGGGCTGTCGAGGTAGAACTGGACCGTATCGTTGAAAGCGATCTGCTCGATCTCACCGGCAGCGATGCCTGCGGCGGTCGTGGCAAGTGCTTCCGTACCAGAGGCGGCAGCCTCGGCAACGATCAGGCTGTTGTTCGTTTTCGCCATGCCGCGAGCAACGAAGTTCTCGATGAAGGCAAGCAGGTTGCTTGTCTCATCTTCCAGCAGTTCTTCGCTCAACTGTACCTTCTTCGTGTACTTGACGAGCGTGAAAGCCTGCTGACCGACTGCCGGAGCGTCGCGGTCGTAGGAGTTGGCTTCCGAAGTGCTGACGAACTCGCCATCGGCTTCGTTGTCAAACGGCACGTTGACCGTCGTTCCGACACCGGGAATGCGGGTCAGACCAAGCAGGTCCGTAAGGTCGGACTCGGACTTCTTGGCGAAGATGCCTTCGAAGTGTCCCGTCGGCACGAGGTTGCCACCGTCGGCAGCGGTGCCGATGTTCATGTCCGTGTCGTTGGATGCTTTGATCTCAACTTCACGTCCATCAACTTCGTAGCCTTTAGCGCCACGGAGACCACCTGCGTCGCCTTCGCGCACCCATGCGGCGTAGGCTTTGGCTTCGGAGTCTCCAGTGCTTGCGATGATAGCCGGAGCGGACTTGGCTTCGGCAGGTACTTCGACGATGGCAGGAGCGGCTTTGGCTTCCTCCATTGCGTCGAGGCGAGCGTTCTGAGCAGCGATCATGCTTTCGATGCTTTTCAGAACGTCGTTGTTCTGTTCAGACATTGTAGTGTCCTCTTGTTCTGTGTGTGGAGTTGCTTCCTCTGCGCCCATGTCAGGCGCTTCTTCGATTGCTTCCGACTTGGCTTCTGCCGCAGGTGGCGCAGGGTGATCATGCCCCGCCTCTGCCGTTTCTGCCTCTGGCTCCACTACATCAGATGCAATACTTGTTGCCGGGGCTGATGCCTCGACAAATTCTTTGATAGACATAACGTGGTTGCGCGGCTCGGCAGGGTTCAATACCAGCGATGCCTCGCCCAGTATCCATGTCTCAATCTCTTTTGCGCCGTTGTCCGCATCCTTGCGGCTGACAAGGTGTCCGACTGCGCCGGAGGAGTAGCCGAGTTTCCCCATCTCGACCAGTTCGTTAACCATCCTTTCGTATTCGTCGCGCTTCTCCAACTGCGCCTCGAACCACAGACCTGCCTCGGTGCTGCTGATCTCGCCCACGCCGATCTGCCTGTTCTTCAGCGTGTCGTCGTAGCCGTGTTGGTAGTAAACGGGGAGGGTTGACTGGATGCCGAAGTTGGTTCCTTTCGTGAAGAAGTCACCATATAGGTCGGGGTCAGTCGGTCCGCTAAACCTCACCAAGTAGCCGCCGATTCGACCGTCACCCAAAGCCTTAACCTCGCCCCCGTATGCAACGAGTAATTCTTTTTCCGTCATTGTGTCTGTCGATTTGTTGAGCGGCTTACGCGGATCGTGCGCCCAGTTCTTTAATGATATATCCCGTTTGCTTGGGCAGCCCTCTCGTGCGGGTTCGCCCTGTTCGCCGTTACGCATCCTTTCAATGAATGAGATGGCGCGGTTGGCGTTCTTAATGTGCTTCTCCGTCCAGTCGTCTTTCTTCGTCTCCAAAAGGTCGAGGTTGCGAGCGATGACCGCCGCCGGGTCCACGGATGCCAAGCGGCTGCACTCGGTTTCGGACCACGCCCGGAGGTCGGACGCG